GAACACGGTCTTCAGAGACTTGAACATCTGCTGCATAGCTGCTACCATCAGCTGTTCTAACATGACAAATTCCTGGATGTTCTGCCAATCTTCTGACAACTTGAAGCATATCTTGATCTAAGACCGTGATGGCTTGAGTGCTTAATGTGCCCGACCTGCTGACTGCAGGGTTCCAATCTCCTTGAATAGCTCCACCTAAATATTGAGTTTCTTGGAAATCTTTTGCCCATGTATTGGAATAGTCCGTATTGTAGTAGAACTTGATTTGATGACCTTCAAAGTCAATAATATTCCACTCTTCTGAGTTTTCTATCTGCGTAACACCATCCAATTCTTGGCTGTCTATCATCGCAAAAGTGTTATCTTCTGTGATGTAGTCATCATTTGCAGTTCTCAATACAATACGGTGTCCCCCCATATCTCCAAGAGCTGGGTATGGGTCAACATAGGTTGTTCCAAATTTTGCTCCCCTTACAATCAGTTCAGGTTTGTCAATAGACAACCTATATATGTCTGCAACATCAGTATCAAGTGCTCCTTCCGGTGCGATTGGTTTAATATGAACAGTCAAGTCATTTTCATCAACAACTATTTGAGCAGAAGGAACCAAGGCTTGATGTGTCCAGTGAACTTCAAATTCTTGTTCAGCTGTAGCTGTTTGTCCTAACCCATCTTGAATCATGGCTACAATTCTGTATTGCGCACCATCATCCAGTGTCCCTATCAAACTACCCAAATCGAATGTCATTTGAGCCTGACCCAGTTGAGTTTGGGAGGCTATTAACTCATGAGCATAACCAGTAAATTTGTCTTCATTTGGACGATTTAATGTGTAATCTGCTGCTCGTTCAATGAGAACTGAAGTCAAACCACCGTTTCCAGCTCCTGTTACAGTAACAGTGAGTGGCATTGCAGTTAACGACATGACTTGTCTGGTTACAGTGGTTTCTTCACCTGTTTCAACATCAATGGCTGTTTGTGTTTCAGTTTGCTGAACCAATGAAGTTTGTGTAATTGTACAGATTAAAGGCTCCGCAATTGTGATAGATACAACATTTGACCATTCTGAAAGTTTACCTGATTCAGATTTGACTCTACAAGCTAAATTATAAGTCTGTCCTTGAGTCCATTCTGCTTGAACAGCATCGATTACAACGTGTTGAGCTGTTAAAGCATGTGCTACAATTGGATCATATGTTCGTACTTTTCTGATATAAGTATCTGTATCTGTGATATCATCATGAATAATAGCATCTGCTTCTTCAGCTGTTTGAACTTCAGTATCCTGCATTTGAACAAGAGCCACTTCAGCATAGGCTTGTGAGGTATTGTCTGTAGTAGTATAAACCCAAGAAGCTGTTACTTGACCATCTTGAGGGATGACTGCATTTGACAGCATTAACAATGGTTTATTTGGTGCTGAAGACAAATCAATCATGCCCTGATCAATATCAGACCATGGTCCATATGTGGCTGTTTGTTCGCCCTCTATAAGCAGCCGCACCCTCACATACCAAATCTTTCCTGTTTCAAGACCGGAGATGTTCCATTTTGAAGCATGCATTTTGCTTATGAGATATGTTTCAGGTTCATCTGTAGACTCCCAAGCATCTGCATGATCAGCCCAAGATATTTCTGCACTGGTTGCTGATTCCCAAGACCAATCCCATGTGACTCTGATAGTGCCAGAAAGATTGTCAACTCTACTAACGTCAACATTTTGCGGTGCTGAAGGAACTTCACCGCCTTGAGTTTGTTCTCCTTGGGAACGCATTTTAGCGTCTATTGTGTAAACATCAACATTATCTTCTCGAGTTTGCTTGGTATAAGAACCAACCATTGCATAGACGGCAAAAGCAGGAGAGCCTTGGCCAGCCCAACTCGGACATTGTACAAGTGTTCTTGTACTTCCATTTGGAATGACCCCTATATCAATGGAGTCTCCCTTGGCAGGGATATAACGCACTACTAATACAGAGTCTACAACCGATGATTCATTTGTGGCTGTGATAGTTGCTCTATGTGTAGATTCATCAGTTTTTATGCTCAGACCAGAAGGCATCTTGAGATATCCAGCTTTTGCTAATTGTGGTTTTCCATAGGTTATTTTGTTGCTGTAATGAGTGTTAACACGCACAAATAAGCATTGGTCAACTGAAAGTTGGTTATCTATACCAAAGACCGCAGAATCTGTTTCTTCAGTGTCCCTCGATATGTCCGCATCAGTCCAGCTGGCTCCTGTTGGACAAGCAAGTCCTGAATCCGGTGTAGTGATGCAATATTGTACAGTTGTTTGGTCAATTGGATATTGCCTATTATTTTCGGCTTGCCAATTGATAGTGCATTGAAATCCTCCTGCCTCTGTTTCAGTTGTATATGTACTAATGACATTGGCTTGATAAGGTATAGCATACACACGATAAGCATATCTCCAAGCTGAAGCACCTCTTGCTCCTCTGCTGCGTACACGCACCCATCTGGTGTAGGAGTCTCCATTTTTGTAAAGGATGGCTGTATCTTCTGTGAAAGTACGGCTGTATGATGCAGCAGCTGACCCTGATTGAGCACCACTCCAATTCAGTTTACTTCCATCTGTTTCTTTGCTGTTCTTTACAAGAATAGACTGCCATTCTACATCAGCAAACATTTTTGCGTCATCTGTTGCAGTTGCTACACTCCATGTAAAAGTGCATACATTTGTAAGATTTTCATCAGGAGTAGCAGTTAATGAAGGCACATCTGGAACTGCGAGGGCAAAAGTTTTCGAAGACCAATCAGACATGCCTGGACTATGTGTTTTGCCTTTCTTTTTGTATTTTTTCCGGTTGCCTTCGACCCGCATACTGACACTATATAGATAGTTGTTTGTGTATGGATAATACCAAGACGGGTTCAGAGTGATGGCTTTTGAAGTTGTTTTTACTCCAATGCTTGCTGCAGATGTCCAACTGCCACCTCCCACATCATCTATCAGGTAACTGAAATATTGCCCATCTGCATAGTCAGAGTCTCCAATCTTCCAAGACAGCGTAAAAGTGCCATTTGAACGAACGATTGTGAGCCCAGAAGGGGCTTGTGTTTTTTCAATTTTGCTTTTCTTTGCTTTCTTTGCCATATTACACCGTCCTCATACTTATTTTCAATTGCCGTGCTAATTGCTCAGCAATTTCTGATGGGTTTTCTGCTCCGTCAACTGTGATATTCTGAGTGATAATGTTATTACCCATTCCACCACTTGATTCTGCTCCTACGGACAAATTTCCCAGTGCGTCAAGCATCTTTTTATCCATTGACTCTCCTATGCCGAAGTCATAATCTGTCAATGGGTTATAGACTGCCACGATATCATTCATGTGCTTATTCAAGCTCTTCATGAGGGGTTTGTAGGCTTTATCAATACCGTTTTCCAATCCTTCCATGAACCAAACACCATATTGGAACATGAGTCGGGATGGTGAACCAAGTTTGAATATCTTTTTTGCCAATCCTGCTACTGTAGAAAGTTTACTTCTCAAACCACTTATAACGCCTTCAATTCTTGAAGACATACCCCTCCAAAGTCCTGCAATAAAGTTTGCACCTGCAGAGAATAGCGAGCCCAACGCACCTTTTACAACACCTGGAAGTCCTGATGCAAATGATCGTAGTCCGGATCTTATTTTTCCAATAAAAGCTTTAATACCATTCCACAGACCGGATATCCAGTTGCGTCCAATTCCCAATAAGTTGCCAATGCCTGATTTTATGCTATTGAGAACGCTTTTTCCTACACCCTTCACTTTGCCTGCAAGTGCACCAGCCCATGAGCTGATACCTCTCCAAAGAGCCTGAAGAATCTGAACTCCTGCAGATATCAAAGCTCCGATGATAGAGAGTAAAGCCTCAACAATGGCCAACCCAATTTTTGCTACAGCAACAATAATCTGTGGCAGAGCCTGAATAAGACCCTTAATCAAAGCCAACATCAATTTCAAAGCTGCCCCAATAATCTGTGGAGCATTATCAGCAATTGCTTTTATCAACGCCAACATAATCTGTGTGACCGCAGATAAAATTGTTGGCAGATTTGTGATGATTGTTTGTCCAACTTTGAGTATAACTCCAAGAATTGCTGTGAGTATTGGTCCCACATTTGTTGCCAAGAAATTGACCACTGATGTGACCAACTGAGGCAGAGCCGCAACAATACCGTTTATCATCTCAACCACCATTTCTGCTCCCATCTCAATCAACTGTGGGACTTGAGCAAAAAATGCATCAATGAATTGTGTGATTATATCTGCTCCTGTCTGAATCATCTGTGGCAACGATTGACCAATACCATCGATCATGTTGACTACCATATCAGAACCAACTGCAATCATTTTTGGCATATCATTGGCCAACCAATCAGCAATGCTCGGCAAAGCTGTTTTCAAGGCTTCAAACCCTGTTGACATAGCTGAACTCAAGCTGCTCAATGCACTTGTTATCAGACCAGGAATTTGTTGTATAATCCCAACTGCTACTGTTGAAACCGTATTCAAAATTTCTGGCACTTTTGCAACGATATTGTTAAATGTATCGACGACTTTATTCTTCAGGTCTTCGAGTGAAGTTCCTGTTTTTGCCATGTAAACAGCAAGACCGATAACGGCTCCAACAATACCCAAAGCTGCAGCTGTTGCTACTTTGTGAGCAGCCGCAAAAGCAAGAACCTTGCCTGTGGCTGAGGTGACAGCTGAAGTCATACCGCTCAATGATGCTTTATTTGCCAAATTTGCAGCTGAGTTCGCATAGGTCGCAGCAGTATCTGCAATCTTTGCGGCTGTTGATTTAGCAAAAGCAATAACAGATTTTCCTGCAAGAACCTTGCTCAAAGCATTGTAAGCATCAATCAGGGTCATGATATTGCGGGTGAGCGTTCCCACCACTAACAATACTGGTCCAATTGATGCTAAAATCACACCAAGAGTGACGGCAAACGCAACTGT